CATCTGCGGTAACCATGATGTGTATTATAAGAATACTAATGATCTTAACAGTCTTAAAGAACTGCTCGGACACTATATGAATGAAGTTAATATTATTCATGAACCTATAGTGCAGAGCTATGATGGGTTTAAGATGGGACTCGTACCTTGGATCTCTGCTGATAATGAGAAACAATCGTTAGAGTTTATTGCTAATGCTAAGTGTGACTGGCTTGGAGGTCATTTCGACATTCAAGGATATGAGATGATGCGAGGAGTAAAATGTGAGCATGGCTTAGATCGATCTATCTTTAACCGGTTTGAGAAAGTACTATCAGGTCATTTTCACACTAAGTCTCGACAAGATAATATTGAGTATCTCGGATCACAAATGGAGTTCTTTTGGAATGATGCGCATGATAAAAAATACTTTCATATTCTCGATACTGATACTAGGGAGCTTACTGCAGTTCATAACCCGCACACTCTCTTCTATCGTATCAGATATGATGACACTTCTAATGATTATCTTCACTATCCTTTGGATGATGTAGAAGGTAAGTTTGTAAAGGTACAGGTAATTAATAAGAGCGATTCGTTCACGTTTGATCGATTTATTGATCGTATACAGAATAGAAATATACATGAGTTAAAGATCGCAGAGAACTTCAATAACTTTATTGGAGAAAATGTAGAAGATGAAGAGATTTCAGTTGAAGATACTTCTACTTTATTATATACTTATGTAGATGCAGTTGATACGGACCTCGACAAAGACCGAATCAAAGCTCATATGTCTGAACTAATGCATGAAGCGCAAACCTTAGAAATAGCATGATCTTATTTAAAAAATTAAAATGGAAGAATTTTCTTTCAACCGGTAATAACTGGTCTGAACTTGAGCTCAATAAGTATAAGACAATGCTTGTAGTAGGTCAGAACGGTGCTGGTAAGTCTACTATGTTAGACGCTTTGAGCTTTGCTTTGTTTGGAAAGGCTCATCGTAATATATCAAAGCCTCAATTGCTGAACTCTATTAACAATAAAAACTGTTTAGTAGAAGTAACATTCGATGCACATGGTTCAGAGTTTAAAATTATTAGAGGTATAAAACCAAACATATTTGAGATATGGCAGAATGGTACGATGATTAACCAATCATCCCATGCCAAAGAGTACCAGAAGATCCTCGAGCAAAACATCTTGAAGCTCAATCATAAGAGCTTTCATCAGATTGTAGTGCTAGGCTCCTCCTCCTTCATTCCTTTCATGCAGCTAAGCGCTCAGAATCGAAGAGATGTTATCGAGGATCTTCTGGACATTAATGTATTCTCTAAGATGAATGCTATCTTGAAAGAGAAGACGTCATTATTAAAGGATCAGATAAAAGATGTTACTCATCAGCATGCCGTCAACAGCACTAAAGTTGATGCACAGAAGAAATACATTAAAGACGTCAAAGCGATCAATAAAGAGCAAAGGGAAGAGAAGCTCAAACTCATCTCAGATTTCCAAGATGAAATCAAAACTCTACATGGAAAGAACCAAGAGCTTAGTGATTCCATTCAATCTCAACTACCGAATGCAGATGTGGAGAGAGGACAACGCGAAGCTAAAATTAAAGAACTCGAAGCATATAAAACGAAGTTTAACACCGAAGTCAAGAAGGTCGTTAAAGACGTGCAATTCTTTGAGAAGAATGATATCTGCCCGACCTGTGATCAAACCATCACTGAGGACACAAAAGCGGCCCATATGTTGGAAGGTAAAAGCAGAGCAAAGGAACTCCACGCGGGAATTAGTAAAGCAGATGAAGGATTACGAGAGGCTCAAGAAGCTCTATCCGCTTCCTTATTGATCATTGAGGAGTGTAGAAGATATCAAAGTGACTTAGCAGCTAACAATCAATCGATTAGTCAATTTCAATCTTCTATTGATCGTACTCAAGAAGAGATAGGTAAGTTAGATAGTAATGTTGATATGGATAAAGCAGTAGAAGAGCTAGATAGTCTTGTCTTTACAGGTAATAATTTAATAGAAGAGAAGCTTGCACTTAATGAGCAGTTAAACTATAATACTGTAATGAGTACGATGCTTAAAGATACAGGTATAAAAACTAAAATTGTTAAGCAGTACCTTCCTGTTATCAATAAGATGTGTAATCAATATCTAGATATACTTGACTTCTATGTATCGTTTAATTTAGACGAGTCGTTTCAAGAAACTATTCGTTCACGTTTTAGAGATAACTTCTCATATGATTCATTCTCTGAAGGTGAGAAGCAACGTATTGACTTAGCGCTACTCTTTACTTGGCGTATGATAGCTAAGATGAAGAACAGTGTTGCTACTAATCTGCTTATACTTGACGAAACATTTGATTCATCTTTAGATCACGAAGGTGTTGATAATCTAATGAAAATCATGTATACTCTAGGAGATGATACCAACATATTTGTTATATCACATAAACGGGAACTGCTTGATGATAAGTTTCCTAACAAACTTGAGATTATAAAAGATAAAAACTTTAGTAGGATTAAATAATGGAAATAAGTGCGAATACAGTAAAACTACTACAGAACTTTGCTTCTATTAATAGTAATATAGTTATCCATCCTGGTAATACTATTATGACTATTTCAGAAGCTAAAAATGTTCTTTCACAGGCTACTGTCCAAGAAGAGTTTAATAATGAGATTGGTATCTACGACTTACAAAACTTTCTATCTGTATTAGACTTAGTGGATAATGCTTCAGTACAGTTTAAAGATAGCTATATGCTTGTAGGAGGTAATGCAGGTCGATCTATGGTAAAGTATTATTATGCTGATTCAGAGATGCTTACTTCTCCGTCTAAGCCTATCGATATGCCGGAACCTAATGTTTCATTTACTCTGGAGCAATCTACGTTAAACAATCTAAAGAAAGCAGCTAGTGTGTTCGGTCATAACCAAATGGTTATTGAGCCTGATAGTGGATCTATTAAACTTACGGTTGTAGATCCAGAAAATACTACAGCGAATACGTATTCAATTATAGTAGAAGGAGACTATGATACTGAAGAGTTTAAATTTGTACTAAGCATTAATAATTTAAAAATGATCGCAGATGATTATCATGTAGGTATCTCATCTAAACTTATATCACAATTTACTAGTGTTAACCAAGATGTGAAGTATTGGGTTGCGCTAGAAAAGACATCAACTTACGGAGAATAAAATGTCTAAAACAGAAGAAGAAGTAGCTCTTGCCAATGAGTCTCATGGACCAGTATATGAACTAGCAAACCGTATCTCTCGCTCTACTATTGCTGTTATTGATACTATGGTACAGCGCGGCGCTATTAAAGGTGAAGAGCTGTCAACTTTAGGTCAACTACGAGATCAATGCTCTCAAATGGTTACTATGTGTGAGACTTATCAACAGGATCAAGCTGCTGAATCATAAGTTGACATCTTAACCTAAGTGAGCTATACTATTTTTTTATAATGAGGTTAATATGTCGAATGATTTTCTATGGGTAGAGAAGTACCGTCCTCAGACTATTGAGGAAACTATCTTACCTGAGCAGTTAAAAACTACCATGCAGGCTATAGTGGATACCGGAGAACTACCTAATATGTTGTTCTCCGGTACTGCTGGTTTAGGTAAGACTACTGTTGCTAAAGCTATGTGTAAGCAACTAGGTCTTGACTATATTCTTATAAACGGATCGGAAGAAGGTAATATCGATACGTTAAGAGGTAAGATCAAGCAATTCGCTTCTTCTGTATCTCTATCTGGAGGATATAAAGTATGTATCCTTGACGAGGCTGACTATCTTAATCCTCAGTCTACGCAACCAGCCTTACGTGGCTTTATTGAAGAGTTCTCTAATAACTGTCGATTCATTCTTACCTGTAACTTTAAGAATCGTATTATCGAACCTCTTCATTCTCGTTGCGGTGTATATGAGTTCAACACTACCAAGAAAGACTTAGTTAATCTGTGCGGTCAGTTTATGGACCGTGCAGCTGATATTCTATATAAAGAAGAGGTGTCGTTTACTAGTCAAGGTCTAGCTGATATTATTATGAAGCATGCTCCTGACTGGCGCCGAGTACTAAACGAATGTCAAAAACTAGCTATTAGTGGTAGTGTTGACTCTGTTTCTAGTACTAGTACCTCTGATATGTTTACTACTCTATGTACTCATCTGAAAGCTAAGAACTTTAAAGCTATGCGTAAGTGGGTAGTAGAGAGTATGGATATCGATACTGTTGCTATCTTTAGAGGGTTATATGATAATATGCATGAGCATGTTAACCCTAATAGTATACCTCAACTTATTCTTATTCTTGCAGATTACCAGTATAAAGATGCATTCGTAGCTGACCACGAACTTAATACTGTTGCTTGTATGACTGAGATTATGGCTAATGTAGAGTTTAAATAATGAATCCCTTTGAATACCTAAATACTATTAACTATACGAAGCAAGACATAATGGAGGATGATCATGCTGAAAGAGGGTATAATAGTTTTCTTATTAATAGGAGTCTTAGTTATTTTCCTGACAGCGTTGCTGCAGCTAATGTTGTAAATCGCTACCACCATCTCGACAATAAACTACAATATCACTTTCTTATAAATATCATTCGTAAACGTAAACGATTTTCGAAATGGATGAAACCAGAAACTGAGAGTGATATTGAAGTGGTTAAACAATACTATGGTTACAGTAATGATAAAGCTAAGAATGTGCTGCCCCTTCTATCACCTGAACAAATAACTATAATAAGACAGAAGGTGAGCAAAGGTGGAAGAACAAGTAGTTGAATGGACTCCAGCAGATATGCTGGAAATAACTTTAAATGAGCCGGATGATTTTTTAAAAGTTCGCGAAACATTAACTAGAGTTGGTGTAGCTTCTCGTAAAGATAAAAAACTGTATCAATCATGTCATATTCTACATAAACAAGGCAGGTACTTTATTGTACATTTTAAAGAGCTGTTTATGTTGGATGGTAAAAAAGCTAATCTAGAATTATCTGATATACAAAGACGCAATACAATTGCTACTCTTATGAGTGACTGGGGTCTTATACAAATACAGCAGAGTGATAAAGCTTCTGATTGCGCGCCTTTACGTCTAATTAAAATCTTACCATATAAAGAAAAAGAGCAATGGGAACTATGTCCAAAATATAATATTGGAAATAAGTAAAAAACAGTTGCCTTTTAAAAAATAAAAACTATATATATTATAGCGATGCGGAATAATCCGGTCGCAATACAATCTTGCTTGCTCAAAAGGAGATAACAATGACAGGCTTACAAACACTATTCCCGCGGTCATCTTTTGTTGGTTTTGACCATCTGTTCAACGAATTAGAGTGGACAGCTAAACATGCTCAAGACCATTATCCCCCACATAATATTATTAAAGCTGGAGATCAAGAATATTTGATTGAATTGGCTATTGCTGGGTTTACAAAAGAAGAAATTACTGTAGAAGTTAAAGATAGAACTTTGACAGTTATGGGAGAGCACGTTTCTAAAGGAAGAGAGTTTATTCATCGTGGTATTTCTACGAAGAAGTTCAAACGAACCTTTAGGCTGTCCGAACATGTAAATGTAAACGGAGCAGACATTCAGGACGGAATTCTGGCAATTGAATTGCAGTATGTCATTCCTGAAGAAATGCGTCCTCGTAAAATCAATATTGGTCAAACGAGGAACGAAAATGACACAAGCAATACTAGCAGCCCACAGCTACTCAACGAGGGCAATTGAAACTATCATCGAAGCACTAAGATCTTTGCATCAGCATAGAACCAATCGCAAAATGATTCGGGCGACTGAAAAAGAACTAGGCCAACTTACTGATTATGAGTTAGCAGATATTGGACTTTCACGTGGTGAAATCTATCATGTTGCGCGCTCAAATGAAAATCTAAGAGGGTGGGTCTAATGACAACTTTAGTTGCAAACTATGTCTTCTCACCCTTGTCGGGTTTGTGGTCTTCATTCGATCGGTTTACGCAGACGATTGGATACTCCAGAGCGGCAGCGGAGCTCGCAAGAATGGGGCTCCACGAGGA